TTTTACGCGAAGTAAAAGGACTGGAATTTGAGAAAAAACTCAAATTCCAGTCCTTTTTTAGTTTGAGAGGGTGGTTTTGTCCCAGTCTCTTAATAAATTTACTTTAACTAATTATATACCTATTTTTAGAGATTCGTATCTATGCTACTTTGTGAAATCTTTGTCAACCTTTTTTACGTTCGCTTTTGGGTCTGCGTTTGTAAATATCTTGCAGCTCAAAGTCCATATCATCACTAGCAATATCTATGCTGTTGAATATGATATTGAAGATGCCGCTAGGAACGCCAAGAAATGCACCGCCGACATATGCTGCTTGTTCTATTAACTCGCCGGGTTCTGTCTTGCCTTCCACAACGTCGTTCAAGCGTCTTGGAACAGTAAAGCCTTTATCAATCAAGCCTTGCGCCGCAGTCAGTCTGTAGCCATAGTTCCTCATACCTAACAGGCATTGTATGCCGATATTTGCAAATTGGCCGTAAGGTCCACCCATAGACAACGGGTAGTTGATAAGTTCTTTTGACAATTTACGATAGCCGTCCTTGTCTTTCTCAAAAGGAGCAGTCAAAGAAAGCTCTGCAATAGCCACGTTCAGCAAGCACACGCCGAGAAATTTGGCACCAGCAAAAGCAATCAGCCGTTCAGCCATTTCTTTTTTCTCGCCGCTATTCCATAACCTTTTGGCGATATGTGCTTCTCTGTCCCATTGGTTAAACTGTGTGTTGAAAAATCCCTGGAACATCGTAAACAATCTGAATAAGCCGCTATTTCGTTGCATACTTGATACATCATGAATACGGCTGCTGCCTAACGTGCGGCGAATAACAGTGTTCGCAAAGTCTAGTGCTTCCTGCTCTGTTTTGCCTTCGTTGATTTTCTTCATGTATGCTTCTGCAAATACTGGTTTTGCAGTCATCATATCAGTGTAACCTAACAGCATTGCACCATATCTCAGCGTCCTTTTTTCAATCGGGTTAAGGTCAGAACGGTTCTGAATATCCCTTAACGTAATGTCTGGCACTTGCGAACGCTCACGCATAAATGCGCTTTTGGCACAAATAGCGTCTACTTCTGCTCTGCCTTCGCTTGTAAAACTGCGAAGTAAGGCTCTGAAAGCGTCGGCATGAGTAAAGCCTTTTGTGCTATTGCCGTAAAGAAATATGTTAGTAGTGTTCTGCATTATCGTTTTAAAATTAAACATAATAGCCGCATTTGTTGCAACATTACGCAAAGCGTCGGCAATCTTCGTAAATGTCTTTTCGGCCATATACGCTGTCTTATTGCCATATGGATTAGCGCAAGCCTGCAAAAACTCTCTTAAAAGTCTTACATTGGTATCGCCTAAACGCTCAACCATGTTGCGGTAAATATCCTCATCGTTCAGTATCTTTCTGAAATCAAGCATTGTTTCGCGATAACAAATATCATGAATAGTGCTTTTCACCGCCGTAACCTCGCTGCCGCGCGATAAGTCGACGGGATACTTGCCGCCGGTACGCGACTTGCTGGAACCACTGTTAGTAGCTAAAGTCCGCTGCGGTGGTCTGCTACCTTCTTCGGTACTGTCGATTCTGTCGAATTTACCAGGCATACTGCCGGTTCGCATATCACGTTCCAATGGGAAGTAGCCACCGTCAAATACCACGCTTTCACCGCTGGCAAGCTTCATCACCAACGGCGACGCTTCAATCTTCGGCGGCTCAAAGCCTTTTGTTCTGCGGTTGACTTCTGCCAGCATAGGCCAGAATTTACTTGCTGCATTGATACGTGCCTGCGCATAGGCAATATCTGCTTTAGTCAGATGCTTGCACAAAAACTCTATAAGGTTTTGTTTGGTTTGCAGCATCGCTTCTTCTCTGCCTATAAGCTCCGATTCTTCCACCCATATATCAGAATTCTTTACGCCTACCGGTTTTTGCGAACACAGCCTTGCGGCGTTGCTGTCGCTGCCCAGATTGCACAGCATAGCAATCAAAGCATGCTTATCTGCGCTACCGCCAAGCTCTTTGTAGTAAATTCTTGTATCATGCGCAATGCCTGTTTTCTTGTCCGGTTCCCATTTCTGCAAAGCATCTATAAGCTCGTTCTGGTAACTTTCAAGCATCGTGCTTTCCATATCTGCGCAATGGTTGATTTTGTTGTAAAACTCCCTAGTAAAATAACCTTCCGTCCAATTATCCATCATTAAGAAGAAGTTATCAGCATTACGCAGTGTAGCTATGATATTTTTAGGCCATTCAACAATTCGCTTACGCAGGCTCTTTTTACTGTCGCTACCAATCTCCGCCTCATACTCTACCGGCAATTCTTGCAGGTGCGCTATCGTATCAGCCTTAACCTGTTCAAAGGCTTCACCGGCGGCGATTTTGTTCATTTGCGTATCCTGTTTTGCAATAGCACGAATGTTTTTCAGCGCGTCGATAACGTCCATATAGTTCGCAAGGCTAAGTTGCGGCGCGTTGGTCAAATCATTATTCGGGTTCAGAACAAACTTCGGCATAGAAATAATTTCGTCACCGTACTTTGCCTGCATCTCTGCAATGTAATCGCTAAGCGGCTGCACTTCTCTGCCGTTGGTGTTAAAGTCCTTGCGGTGATAGCCCATGCGCTCCAGCAATGCGCACATTTGGAAGAAGTGCTGCTCTGTTCCCCACACTTCTTTCTTGCTGTGCATCTGCTTTCTGACGTACTTTCTTGCGCTTTCAATCTGATGTTTGGCCTTGACTGCTTCACGATACAAAGCGTGATTAATCATCTGCTGTTGCTTATACATAGCCGCTTCTTCCAAAAGACCAGCTTTCGCAGCTTTGTTTGCATTAGCCGCCGCTCTGCGTTCTGCCATAGCAAATCTTCTCGGCTTCATAACCTCACCTGCTGGCAAAGTCTGAATATAGCGTTTAGCAAAATTATCTGCGTTCTGCTTACGCACTTTAGCAATATTCTCACGCTCTTTTTGCTTAATATCCTTGTCGCTTATTTCATTGAGTGCCTCATCAATAAGCTGTTGTTCAAGTGCAACTACTTCGCCGCTTTCGTCATTATAGAGTGCTTCCCTTGCCGCTTCTCTTGCCTGTTCACGCTCCTGCATGAAGTCGGGGAATCTGCAGTTCACGGCCTTGTCAATCTCTTGACGCACCATAGCTCTTTCACTCGGCGAAGTCAAAATATCCTGCGCCATAGCGTCGCCGCTGTCATAGCCTAAGCTGTCAGCCACCCAGTCAAACAGTTCTCTCTGCTCGTTAGACAAGGCACGCTTTTTGCTCATCTCCACAAGGTCGACTTTATCCGGATTAGTTTCAAGCTCATGCTTCAAGGCTTTAAGCTCGTTAAGCTCCGTAAGTTGTTCACCCTCTACCAACGTTTCGGCAATCTCTTTCAAGCCTTCTTCGCTTTTGAGCTTTGCTCTGTCACCGCCGTTGCGAATGTAGTTTCTCGCCCAGTTATCCTGCACGTCGCTACCCTCATTCTCATTGACGGTGTAACCTTCGACAATCTCCCTTGCCATTTCGTAACCGCTGGCATAACCGTTTTCCTCTGCTATCTGGTCAAACAGTTCTTTCTGCTCCTGCGATAATTGGTTGCGCTTACTTTCTTTTACCAGGTCGACACCTTCGGGGTCTGTTTCAAGTCTATGCTTCAACGCTTGCAGTCTGTCCAGCTCATCGACAATATGTTTAAAGTCTGCCTTAATTTCGGCATCGCCATAATCTAAACCGGTGCTACGCAAATCGTAGTAGTCTGCTATATCTTCGCCCCTTGCAATCTTTTCGGCAATTCTTCTGCGTCCTTTTTTGCTGGTCAAGTCGCTTACGTTGCCGCCGTAATCGTGAACGTATCTTGACACCCAGTTGACATTACGAATACTGTCACCTGCTTCATGGAATACAAGGCCTTCAATATCCGCTTGCTCTAAAGCTCGCTTAGTCCAATGACGTTTTCCGTCCTTGCCTATCTCACCAAAATCAACCAAGACTGCACTCTGGTCCGGTATGCCTGCAAAATCATTTGCATACTTGCCTTCCGTTCTATTGGTTGCGGCGAAGTAGCCCCACTTGCCATTGATAAAAAACGCACGTTCACTCTTGACTGTATCTTGATATTCCGCAAGCTCACTTTCTATTCTGTCAGCAATAGGATTCAAAATATCATCAATAGCTCCGTTTGTATCTTTCAATAGTTCGTTGTAGTTTATGCGCTCATTGCCATAAATGTATTTTCTTGCAAGCCTACGCGGATTAGCTTCGATTGTTTCCCATTCGTTGATTTTTTGCTTGAAGTTAGCATGAGCCATGCCGTGTTCATCAACAACGAATGTAGGATTGGTAACAGTTTTCTGTCTTGACTTGCTGAACATAGCAATCAGCATATCTTCAGCGTTTGCAACACGCTCTTTAGAAAGTGTGCCATATGCGTCGACTTCTGCTTGAAGATACTCAACTATCGGATTAAGTATATCGTCAATGCTGGCGTTGGTATCGTTCAGCATATCATTATAGTTTGGCAGTACGTTTCCTAAAACGTGCCTGTATTTTCTCGCAATAATCGCGGGATTAGCAAGTTTTGATTCTTGCCCAAATTCCTGCCCGACTTGCACTCTTGCACGATTGACAAGTTCTTGCGCTACTGCCTGCTCAATCTGCGGCCGTATTTCTTCGATGAAAGCAGCCTTTTCAGCTCTGCGTTTTGCGCTGAAATCAGCCATTGCACGTCTTGTCAGAATATCCACGGCCTTGTCTTTAGCCTTCAAGATTTTATCTTGCAAGGCTTTTTTATTTTGGTCTGATAACTTGGATGTTATATTCTCCGGCAAGCCACCAAACATACCTTCCATGCGCGACATAACTTCAATCTCTTCACGGCAAGCCAGCATCCTGTCAAACACTTGCCGCACTTCCGGTGTCAGCTCTGCCGCATTGTCGCTTCTTGCTATCTTGCTATAAATAGCTGATAACCAATTAGCGAATCTCTGGAACACTCCGCGCAAGCCAACACTAGGCGCTTTGCCTTCCATGATGTAGGTTTCAAATGCTTCTGCCAGTTTTTCATGCCCGGCTCTCTTTGCTTCAACGTCACCGCTTGCCCATGTTTCAGCATCAATGCCTGCATACTCCATGAGTTTTTTTGCATCAGCATTTAGTCTTGCATTGCTGGGGTCTGCAAGTGCTTCGTTAATCATAGTTTCTGCAAAGTAGTGTCCTGTTTCATGGATAACTGTGCTTGCGTCTGCACCTTTAAAAAGCGTGATAACATAAGTACCATCATCCATTAGGGAAATCATGCCTTTATCTTTCAGTGTACCATTGACAATTTTTTGTTGCTTGTAATTATCTGCTTTTTGTGATACACTATCAGCAAAAGAGGACGTTTTGTTTGAGATACTGGGCTGAGCCTTGAATTGCTCGGAACCCGAGGGCTTGAACGCGTCCTCTATTTTTTTATACTCACTTTCGTTAAAAACATTATGATTATAATATGATAATGATTTATCATTATGTTCTCTTACTGTAACAACTACATAACGTTTTTCACCATTAACATTCAGTGCAGAATGAATATAATAAAAATTCTCGTCTGAATGTTTTTCTTTTTGCGGCGCAGATTCTGTAACGAAATTACCATTCTCCATAATTTCACGTAAATAGCGCAATGCAAAAAGTTTTTCTTTTTTAGCGGAAGTGTGTTCCATTTTCTTTCTGCCACTTGCGCCAAATTTAATATTATTTTCTTGATACCCTTTATCTATTCTAATATCACCCAATACACCATTATGAACGCTCGTGCCTTGCAAGTTGTCCCTATACCATGCAAAAGCCTTTTTCTGCAAGCTCTTCAAATCTGAATAGTGTCCCATCTCATTTCCGGTAATATTAGTAGTATAGAATTGCTCTTTTTTAAGCACTCCTCCCTTGCTAAACCAGCCATTCTTTTGTTTAGCTTTGCCGCCATCTTCAAAGCGCAGCTTATTCTTTTGCAGCCATGCAGCAGGATTTTCGGGGTCTGCAATAAGTGCGCGGCTCTCCAGCACTAAGCGCAAATTGCCAGCATGAGATTTATTCATACCGGCTTTAGTAGCGCTGTCAACAATAGCGTCAAGTTCTGCGTCAAGCTCCGTACTTGCTTGCCTGGTTAAGTTATAGCCTTCTCGCAATTCCTTACGTGTCTTTGCGCCGCCGTCCGACAATTCGCCGTTGCTGTCAAAATACATATTGTCTTTTGTAGCCTCAAACAGTGCATTGTCCTTAGCCATAGCCGCCGTAAACTTGCCACGGCTAATATCTATATCCTGCCCCAGCTCCGCAGCCGTTGCAACTTCTTCTTCGGTAATTCCCAATTCCTCAAAAAGTTTATTATTGTTGCTAGTCTGCTTGTAGCCTTCTAAATCCTGCGCTGATACAGTAACAGTATTATCCTCTACGTTAGCATTAATAGCGTCAATGCTTGCTCCTGCGTATTCGGGGTTAATGCCTGTTTCTTTGATTCGTTCAGCGTCTGCTACTAACTTTGCCTTGCGTTCTTCGTTCGCTTTCAAGGCTACGTGCTCAACGGCACTGTCAACGGCAACGCTTACGCCACTGACTGTACCGCCAAGGATACCGCCGATAAGGCCGCTATAGCCTGCTTCCTTCAAATTCTGCTGCCAGTTCTCACCCCACATTTCCGCAAGTTTTGCAGTACTTGCACCTGGGTTCTTTGCCCATAAGTCCGTCGCCTGTTCCGGGAATTCCTGCAATGCTTCGGTAACGCCTTCTTCAAGGCCGCGTTTAGTGACTTCCCAAATCTTAGCTTTCAGACCGCTACCGGCTGGCATCTTCTTTAGCAGTCTGCCAAGCGGCAGTTCTTCCAATACCGCCTGCGGCACAGCGTTCATCAAGCCTGCTTCTGCCGCTCTGCTTGCGTTTACGCCTTCTTTGCGCAGTCGCAGATATTGTTCACCGCTGATGTTTGCACCATTGTAAAGCATACTGATAGCGTGTACAGTTTTCATTCCTGCACCGGCAGCGCCTGCGCCTTTAGTCAGTGCAAGTTGCACTAAAAGTTGAATACCGTTTTCGGCCAAATCGTAACCAAGTTGCCCAGCCGCCGTATCAGCCTTAACTTCTTCGCGCTTTAAAATCTCGTCGGTAACATAGCCTAAAGCTTTGCTGATGTTTTCGGATTGGTCATACTCTTTAACAACATTCTTGTCGCCCTTATGAGCTTCAATATTAGCGTCAACGGCAGCTTTAGCCGCACCAAATAAGCCGCGTACCGAACCTTTAAGGCCGTTGATTACGGCAGTGCCTATGCCCGGCTTATCGTCGCTGATGATACTAGCAGTATCAATCGTTGGCGAATTATTGCTCTTTACGGCTTGCGAAAATTTGTTATACTCATCGTCGCTCATTTTTTGCAGGTCATAATAACCTAGAGTTTCAGCAGGTGTTAAATTACTGTCTGCTCCGGTTGCGTAACCGCCGTTATACCAATCCTGTTTTTCCTGTTGCAGTCTTTGAAATTCTCTTTCGTTATCTTCCCAGCTCATTTAATAATCTCCATTCATAACCTCATCAAGATAGCCGCCATTGACGTTGCCGTCACTGCCATCGAAATATGTAACGTGATACCAATCGTCACCAATTTTCTCTGCTTTTGCGATACCTGCTTTTGCCAGCAGCGCATCACTGCCGCTAAAAGTCTTTGTGCTATCCCATAAGAAACCCGGCTTTGTTACATAAGTACCGAATGTTTTGCTTGTAATAGATTTTTTCATCTCATCCAATAAAACAGATTCGTCGGGATTCATACCGTTGTGCTGCGCACGATACATTCTCACAAATTGCTTGCCGTATATTTTTACGCCGGATTTAATTTTTGGGTCTGACTTACCGCCCATTGCGTTTCTGCAAAGGCCGTCCCAATCATAAGCATATTCACCTGCACCATTCAACCAGTTGTCATAAGACTTATCCAATGAGTTCATTTCAGAATTAGATGCTCCGTGGCTTCTTGCAAAAGCTAAAAACTCTGCCTTAGATTTAAATTTGCCTGCTTCCAGCATAGAGATTACCGCCTCTTTGCCGTCACTGCCAAGTTTGGCAATGCCTTCACGTCCGCCGCTGCCGCCACTGCCGCTTCTGCCTTGCGGCCCGTATATAGCATTAACAGCATTGCGATAAGTTACATACTTGTCGGCGTCGCTGCCTGCCTGCCTGACAGCCCAGCTCATAGCGTCACTATAGCTTGTGCCGTTATTAAACATACTAAACAAATCACTCTTTATTCCTTCAAAAAGTTTGTTTTTCTTGTAGGTCTCTATTCTGTCATGGTCTGCCTTGATAGTGCGGTATTGCTTTATAATGCGGTCTTGCTCTTCCTGGCTCATAGGCCTAGTGCTATGCACCGTACCCATTCTCTTTACAACGCTGGTAGCGTATTCCTTAATGCTAGGCTCGTTCCCATGCTGCGGCGTATCCCAAGTGTTTCCCCATACGTCCGTTGTTTTACCACTTACCCAGCGTTGCGCATTAGTTTCTCCACTATACCATGCTACCGCCGCACCTGCTGCACCGTATTTATCATAGTATTGTTTTAACTTAAATCGTGCTACAATCTCTTGATTTTCCGGTGTCATTGCTGCGCCTGCTGGCAAGCCCGCTTCTTGGCTCCAGCTAGGCCAGTTACTAGGCAAAATCTGATACTTGCCGCTTGCGCCTGTACGGCCATTCTTGGCGTTATAATTGCCGCCGCTCTCTTGAATACCGAAAGAAGTTAGCAAATTCTCAAAATCATTACCGCTTTCGCCGCCGCTAAATCCTTTCATGCCTTCAAGTTCTTTGCGTACCGCTTCTTCATTGTCGCCATATTTAGCATACAAATCTTTAGCGGTATTTCTTTCAAAAGCGCTGCTCTCTTTATCGTATGCCACCTTCTCAAAAGCAGCTCGCTGATTGGCAGTCAGATAACTACCGTACTTATCCATGATGTTACGCATAGTGCCATAATCTTCGTTGGTGATGCTTGCACCGACGGCACTTGCTACCACCTGCCCAATGTTGGCTCTGCTCTTAGATTCGATAAACTCTGCGCCACGCTTGCCATATATAGCACTTGTCAGCAACTGTGTACGAATAATTTCATCTTGCAGCGCCTGCGGGTTGTTCCAGTTCTTCTGTACAAACTCGCAGGAGTTCTGAATATTATTGTCATAGCGCAAATCAGTGACTGCTTCTTTCTGCTTCTGCTCGTATTGGTCGACGGTCTGGAAGCCTTGCTGCGCGCTCTGATACATTAAATGGTCAAGTGCAAGCTGATTCTTTTTGCTATGCAATTTAGTGTTGCTCAACACATCCTGCCTTGCCTTATTTATCTGCTCCGTATAACTGCTGCTTGCACCGGCAGTGCCTTCTAGCTTTGTATTCATAAGGCCGCTTTCGTCATTGTACATGATGTTATAGCGGCTCTTATTGAATATGTCCATAGCATTAAGGATAGACTGCTTATCTTCATCTTCCTGCTGCGCTTCTACTGCTACCGCCCATTTGCTGGCGGCACCGGCAATAGCGGCAAGTCCTTTGCCGCCGCTGCCATAAGCGTTAAGGTCACTTGATACCTTGACAGCAGCACCGCCGCCGGTACCTAAATTTACGCTGCCTTGATAACCTGCAATCTTCATACTGCACCTCCCTTACCAGTTCCATTTAGTAAAGCCTGTATTATCCATGAACGGGTTATTCTTCTTTGCCTGGTTGTAAAGATTGAAGCCGTTCATATTGCTAGCAGGAAGATTGAAATCACTGTTAGCATCGTACCAATCGTCACTGCTTACCGTAGTTGTTCCCTTGCTGCCGCCAATCATACCTTTAGAGTAAGCGTTCGCCGCCGCACCTACAAGCGTACTAAACATCTGCATTTTGCCGTTGGCTTTAGCGTTCTTCGCCGCCGCATTATATGCGCTTGCCTGGTTGCGATAATTAACCTCGTTTACATAAGTGCTCCACGCATCATTACGCTGATTTTGCAACAGATTCATACTGTCTTTTTTGTAAGCGTCCTCGCTGCTTGAAAGAATATCAGCAACACTGCCGCTGTCGGTTAGGCCGCTGCTGCCGGCCGCCGCCAGCGCCTGCCCTCTTGCAAGCCTCATTCTATCGTTGAGTTGGCTTTGCTTCTGCGCATACGCTTCTGCCTGCTGCTCACGTTGGCGGCTCATAATAGCCGCGTTCTGCTGTGCAGCCTGCGCCTGCGCTTTATATGCCTGCTCCTGCTGTTTGGCCTGCTGATGTTGGCCACTTAACTGCATGACAGTTTGCAGGCCCATTAAGATTCCAAGTGTACCCATTACGCTCACTCCCCTCTATATGGAATATAAAACTGATAAAATTTCTTGCCGTCCCAACCTGTTTTAGGCTCTACCAAAAATACCGCTCCCAAGTGTCTTAAATAGTTAATGCTAGTGCGGTTCTTCTCGTAGACGATATTGTGCAGCAGTCCATGCTTGCGTACCCATTCATTCAGCACTCTTTTCGCTTCCTTGAAAAGCAGGCTCTTTGTGTAACCATTGTAAAGTTCGTTCGTGCCTACCATCCAGATTCCGCGCCCTGGTGCGCCCCATTCCATAGTGCCCTTGCCGAATATCGCAAGCAGTTTGCCATCCTCACCACGGTATACCCTTGTTTCTTCGTCAAGCTTGATACTACCAATGAGTACAAATACCGGGTCACTGCTTGCTTCCAAATCTTCCTTATCATGCGGCCGTATATCTTGCATAAGTTCTTCAATCAACGGCACAACATTTTCTTTTGACTTATTATCAAGGATTTCAACAGTCCACTTCTTAGCCACCGAAAGACACCTCCCGCACTACCGCCAGCAAGTTAAAAGGATATGGCTCATCCGTAACGATAATCACTCTGCCTTCGTTATTAAAGCCGCCAATAGGCAAAGTCATATGCTTGTCACCGGTAAATAATTTAATATCGCTCACTGCGTCCTGCTCATCAAAGTTCATCAAGTCCATAGTATTTATATCCGGCCCGACCATGCCGCCAAGAGAATTGCTTAAACGCAGGATGCAATTACTAATCTGCTTTTTGCGTCCTTGCATAGTGCCGTCACCAGTCTTAATTTCGACGTTTGGAAGTTCCACGATACTTCTATAGGGCAAGCCAATAAAAGCGTGTTGTACGGCCGCCGGGAGCGTCACAGTGCCGTCTTGACTTACTGTCAGTCCGCTATACATTCTTCCATCACCGATAACAGTAACTTTTTCACCTGCCAACTCTGCCGCATCAATCTCTGTTTCCCCACTGCTCTTTTCAGCAGTGCTATACTCAATAGCATTATCAAGCATAATATAATCGTCGGGGTTATTGCTCTTTGCAGGATTCTTTGCCAGATATTCGATATTGCGTACTGTCACGCCGTTTATTTCTCGTTGTACTACAAGATAAATAATATCCTCGTCGCCTTCCTGCACTGCCGCCACAGCTTCAATCTTGCCTTGCGTTTCTATCGTCGACCAGGCATATACTTTTTGTTCCATGATGTAGGATAAGCAAGCCATAGTTCCGTCGCTTCTCACAAAGTAAATAGTGCTGTCGGGTTCCTGCTTATACGCGCTGTCGACAATCTGCACATTCTCTATGATATGCTTTGCCAGCAAGGTTAAGTCATTGCCGCCGTAGCTGTCTGTTTCATAGCTATATGCCATATCCCTTACAGTGCTTCCACGGCCTTGTACAAACACGATTCTGCCGCCAATCATCAGCGGCTCAACAGTGCTGCATCCGCGTGTAGTCTGCATTTTCGGTACGGCCTTAGATGGGGTTACAGTATCGCTGCCGCTTACTGTCCATTCGTTGCCAGCGGTCAAGACAATTAAATCGGTGCTTGCTATCAAATGCAAAATCTTAAACTGCTTGCGGCTTACAAACGCAAGTGCTACTGCACTATCATCGGTAACAGTGCCGCTGGCTTTCTCTACACTGAAATTGCCGTAATCACCGGTTCTGCTCATCCATACCATGTAAGGCTGCTTCTTCGTGCCGCCAAAACATAGTCTGTCTTGGAAAAAGCACAGTGTTTGCGGGTAGCCAAATTCTTCACTCCATGCGCCCCATAAGAAATTAGTTGTCATATCCGTTGAGCCAAGTTCTTTTTCAACATGGGCTTTAGCTGTACTGTCGCTAGTGATTTCAGTGAGTTTTACAACGCCTTCCGCATTGTAGGCCATTGCTGTTAAATCAACAGTGCAAGTACCGCTACTGATAGTACATACCGCCCTTAAAAATACCGGTTCTGTTACGCTGCCGCTTTCGGACGGGTTGTAATCGTCTTTAGATGTATATTTTCTGTATTCCTTCCAACTTTCGCCATCGTCGCTTTTTTCTATAGCAAAACTGCCACTCCAAGTTCCGTGACTGATAACCTTCCAATTTTCGCCTACGCGCACTCTTTCAGTAGTGCCATTGCTGGTTGATACAGTCTTGCTTGCAATCTCTTGCTTAAGTTTTATGCACGCACCAGGCTTGCTACTAACGAAAATATTCTTGTTGCTCGTCAAGGTAATATCACCTTGCGTTCCCGAAGGTGTTAATTCTTTATTGCCGGCATATAAAATCTTTACCCAGCCATTAGCACCCGCTGTTGGCTGAGTTTCACTGCTGCCAAAAAGACTTTTGCCGTATCCGCCTGCTCCTCCGTTAGCACCATTGCCGTAGCTCGTTCCGTCTGTTCCCGGAGTATTCGGTTCGCCTTTTCTGCCGCCAGTGCCGCCGTCACCGCCTTTTGCTATCATGTCAAACGCTGTACTGCTTACACCATTACTTCCGCTAGGCGCAGAGTTGCTTGCATTACTCCCTGCTGCGCCGCCACTACCGACAGTTATTGTGTAGCTCGTTTCCTTGTTTAAAGTCAAAGTCTTAATAATACGCCCCCCGTTGCCGCCGTTGCCGCCGTTGATATATACAGTACGACTTGAATGTTCACCCATCTTCTTCCTGTATTTGGCGGCACCCCCGCCGCCACCACCGCCGCCAGCTATGTCAATCTGGTATTCACCGGTAACAGTCGGTTGGAATAGATACGTTCCGGGTGATGTATAGCTTATGCCGCTATAATTTTCAAGTGAGTTTGATTCATCGAAATACATATCAGTAATTTCAAAATCAGAAAAACGCCAGTCAGTTTCCGAATATCTTGCAAGCTGTTTCACCGGATATTTGCCGCTCGCAATAAACATAGTATCTGCACTTTGAACAAATCTCAAATCTTGCAGCATATCCGCCGTGTATGGTGTCATAAGTTCTATGTTTATATAAAGTCCGTTCTTATGTACTCTTATATATTTCTCGCTAATCTCCAAAAGATAGTCGGTGTTATCTGCACCGTTGAACGGCACCAGGATACACGCTTTATCGCTATATTTTGTTCGTGCCATATACTTCATTCCCGGTCTGCGATAAATAGGACCGTGCGGCTTGATAAGGCAGTTATAGGCTTGCAGTACCGCAAGCTGGTACTTATCTAAATCGACGCGGTTGGCAACTTCGGCGCTGATTTCGCCGCCGGTAAATGCAGGCTGCAGTAAATAATAAGGTGTTAACCCACTAGCCATAATTACGCCCTCCCGTCAAAGTATTTGCTCGGATAGTCCGGCAATTCTTTCTTTTCGCTTGCCGTGGTATACTTCGCTTTCTGTAATGCCGCCATTGCAAGCTGATACTGCGCCTGCTGCAAGCCGCTGTTGCCGGTCAGTTGTACGCAGATATTAAACGCCAGCATATGAGTAAACGCGCTCAAAAAATCACTTGAAAACATTTCCACGTCGTCAACATCATAGGTATATTCAAGCCACGCAGCAGGGATATTGCAGCCTATACCAAGCACGTTGTCACTTGCCATATATAAGTCCCACTCTTCCTGCTGCTGTTCGCCTGCCCTTATCATTGCGCCGGTGTCAGCGTCAAATATCTTGCGCACAGCAAGGCACTTTTCGGGGTAGGCGTAAACGTGGGACCAGTACGGAGATTCGATACTAAGTTCTGCAAGCTTGCTCACGCGCTTTGCAAATCCCCAAGTGTAGCTTCTTAATAACTCTTTGCGGGTAGGCTCATAAAACAGTTTGCACTGTCTGGCCAACTCCGACTGCTCATCTATATTGCTTATACGCCCTTTGGCGATATGAGCCAGCGCCATATTACATACATCGGTAATGTTAAGCATTTTAACTATTCCTCCTTGATTATTAAAAAAGGGAAGAGCTTTCGCCCTCCCCTTAAAGTACTAAATCAGCCCGGCCAGTTCGGAACAGTTTCAGTCAAGCCAGCAGTCAGTTTGCCGCCGCTTGCGCCGGTAACAGTCAGTCTGGAAAAAGCCTTCATGCCATACGGCAGTTTTGCCGCAACCAAGACACCCTTCTTGCTGGCAGCAAGGGTATAAGTCGCAACAACGGTTTTAGTGCCGAAGCTTTCGCTGTCGGAAGTTTCCAGCGCCGCAGTGATAGTGCCGCTAGTAGCTAAGGCGGTCGGCGCAGTGATAACAAGAAACAACGGGTCGGCCGCATCACCGCCGCCAACGTTCGCAATTACATTGCTGGTCAAGGAATTGTCCATGTACATATTTTGCTGGTCAAAAATCATTGTTATTCACTCCTTCCGGTTATTGTACTGCCGCTTCGGTTTCGCTTTGGCAGTCAAGTTTCTTAATCTGAATACCTGCAAGGTACAGTTTAGGCGGTGCGTCCATGAAGTCTTGACGGGTAACATGAACATTGTTTTTGTTGTTCAGATAGCACTCCAGCCAAGAGTATACGCCGTCAGATACATACGCAACCGGCGCTTTCGGGTCTTGCAGACGGTTCTTTGCGAAGATGAATTTATTCATCAGCTCACGTTGCGCACTGTCAGTCAAAGAGTTAAGCTTTTGGGCATCAATGTTGCACACGCGCACAATAGAACGAACATTTTGTACCGCTAAGCCGCACTTCCAAGAGTACAAGGTCTGCAATGCACGGAACGGCTTGTTGTTCTCGTCGTACACATCACTTTCGCCCAAGTCCTCAGTCTTCAAGCCTGCCTGGGTGCCTTTAGGATATACACCCATTACACGGCGGTCGCCCCAGTCTACGAAGTAGATAGAAGCATTAGTGTTAGTGCCAGGAGTACCAGCGGAAATCACCTGGTGTCCTGGAGTGCCTTTGCCGCCGTCGGTCAAAGTATTGTAGCGAATTGCAATACCATTGAAAGTGTCCGGGTCTTCATCTAAGTTGCCGTACAAGAATTGACGTGCGACGTATTGGCCCATGCCTTCTACGTGTGCATCATCCTCTGCCATACGGAAAGCCTGCGGATTCGGTTTACCGGAAAGCAATTCAACGTCCACGCAGGAACGGTCCTCCAAGTGCATACATACATCAATGCGCTGTTTTACAGTGCCTTTAGTCGGAGAAGTACCGCGGTTAATACGACGGATAGACGGAGAAGGCAGGCTGGCACGAATAGTAGTTTTAGTACCAATCGGCAAATCGCCTTCCATCCACCGAATATCTTCCATAATAGGATTGGATTCGTTAAGCACTTCCATAACGCGGTCAATAGCGCCTTGCGGAGTTAAATACTTTCGTAAGTCACTCATAGTTTGGGAGTAACCAATAGTAGCCATAGTTTCATCATCCTTCCTGTTTTTCAATTAAAAGTTAATAAATTATTTGTACCTGCTCCAGTCGGTTTTCGGGTACATGTTTGCTGCAATGCCTTGCGCAGCGTTTAAGCCTTGTGCGCCGTTTTGTGCAGCCAAGCCGGGGTCCTCGCCAAGCAGTTCGCCAAGTTTCGCAAATGCTCTCACGATAGCAATTTGATTGCCTGCGCCAGTAATTTCTAACGCTTCACGCACGTTCAAGCCCGGATACATTGCCTCCAATTTACGGCAGGCAGTATCGCAAAGGCCCTGTACTTTGCCCAAGTCTGCGCCCAGTGCCGTTTTAGCTTCGTCACCCCATTTAGCAATTTCTTGCGCACGGAGCTGTTCTACACCTTGCACTACACGGCTTGCATACTCTGTGCCGTACTTTGCAAGTGCTCTTGCCTGGTCATTACTGAGGTTCATTCCCTTAATGACATCCACAAAGCGTCCTTGCTCATCAGCACTAAGCTCATAGCCTTCCGGCATTTCTACTCCTGCAAAGTCATAATTCACTGTGCCGGGCTGCTGTTGTGCGCCTTGCCCATTACTTCCGTTCCCTGCAATAGTGCCGGAAGCACTTGTATTATTAGTTGCATTAGTAGTCGGTTCTGTTTGCTGCTGTTGCGCTGCGGTATCGGGTTGCTGCTGTGCGCCTTCGCCGTTTACAACTGTGTTTTCGCCGTTCTCGCCCATTAGTTATTCCTCCTTGTTGTTATCTACATATTCCACTGCCAGCTCTTGTAGCTTTAGTTGGAATTCTGCATACTCCATTTCAGCCTGCTGCTTTAGCTCTATGCCTTGCAGCCCAAGTGCTAAAATGCTTTTGATAATGCCTAAGCCTACGTCGCGGCGGCCTTCGTTGTAGAAAGTCTTGCTGTTGCCGGTAAAGCACATAGAGTTTACTTTGGTTACGTCAAGCATACGCATCAAGAACCAGCGCCCGCTTTCGCTCCCCAGCAGGTCAAGCAGGGCCTCTTTATCCCTTCTTGCCTGTTCTCTTACCATGTACTCTGTAAGCAGTGCTTGCTTTCTATCATCGCCGGTATTGGATTTATATTTAAACTGCTCGCTCATTATTCCCAACCTCCTGGCACGCCTAGCCAGCTTGTAATAGCCGGGTTGGAATCATTCGCCGCCGCAGTAAGATTTTTGGCCGCCTCTGCCGCAGGAGCCGCAGCCTGTGCCATTGCCAAGCCTTCCTGCATTTCCTGCTGCCGTTGCATTTCCTGCTGCTCTTGTTTGAGCATTTCTTGTACTTCTTCATCACTGCGCAATGCCATCGCAGGCACGCCAAGCATTTCAAAGTATTTTGTAATAGCACCCAACGGGTTAATCTTCTTCGTAACTTCTGGCCATACTTGCGCCATCTGTCCGGTTTGTGCTATCGCCTGTTCGATATTCACAAGTCCGCTCATCTTCTGCGCCTGCGCCAAAGGTGAAATATAGTCCACTTCTACATCCTCTTCACTCAAAATGTCTTGTAGTTCTTCCGGTACCGGTGGGAATCCACCGCTTCTGTCGATGATGTTATATACACGTTGAAGAATCAGTGTTAAGAATTCATCCTGCAATCGCTCAACCACCGGGCCTAGCTGTTGCAGTTTTTCCTGCGTTCTCTCCATAACCTCTCTAGCAGTCATGCGGCTATTATCAAGGTTATCTAACATCAAGAACAAATCAGCACTGTATGCTCTCTTTATAGCATCCTCAACGCGAATAATTTCTTCCTGCGCGTCCTTCAAGTCAAGGTCAACCGCGAACAAAGGCTTAACCATATCTTGCGTCTGGTCATCTACGGCTGTTAGACCGCCAGGCATCAAGTTAATACCGCCGTTATTCATAAGGCTTGGACTGCCTTGCATCGGCGGCTTTATCTTTAACTCTATTGCTGTGAGATAATCTTTTTTCAGCAGTTGCAGCATTTTACTGTCGCCTTCTGCAAACCACGCAGGACCTCTTGCGTATGCCTCATTGCCGCTGACAAGATAACGCGCTACCGGTACTGCTTCTTCTTCAAAGCCGCCAACATACAAGTATTCGTCACTCTCTGACTTTTCCAACCAGTACACGCTTCTATACGGCATATTCAGTCTGTCCATGTAGCCAGGCAGCTTATCACTGTTAGGCTCTACCATCCAGCAGACTTTATACTTCTTAGTAAGATTGGTCTGATTGTCTAACAGTCCTTTCAGATTGTCGGGCAAAGCGTCTACGCCGAAGCAGTCCGCTAGCTGCTGCAAAGTCATATCGTACTTTCTTGCAAAAGTAGTTACCTTGCCGAAGCCGTCTGCTTCAAGTGCATAAGTACCGATTGTCATTGTCTGGAACCGCACGCCGTTTTCTGCGTCGTAGAATATAGCCATCGGGCACTGTCCAAAAGGCAATTCCAGATATACAGTATGGATGCTGTTATAGAAGTTGCTCTTTGCAAGCACGCTTGATACAATCTCTTGTCTTGTGTCAAGCACCTTCATAGCCTCAACATTCGTATTCAGTTCCGGCCGTCTATATGCAAATCTGAACCACTGGCGGCTCGGCGGTGTAAGTCCGCTCATAACGCCAGCAGCGAATACCTGTGCCGCTCTCCAAGCTACCCCGTGCACAATCTTTAAGTCACGTCTGCGTGCGGGATTGGTCTTGTCTGCCGTATCGTCAAACTCTCCGACAAACGGGAGCTGATAATCTCTTATCTCTTTCCATCTGTCTACCCAATCTCGCCTATCCTCGTACATGCTTTTAAGCTTACGCACCAAACGTTGGCGGTCTGGCAAGTTCTTTTTCAGCGGCACCCCGTCACTAGGAAGTGTTCCCTGTGGCTTGCTCGCCGCTATCGTTTGAAAGTTCATAAGCTGTTACCTCTTAGCCTAAAGTATTACGGCCGCCCTCGCCGCCACTAGCAATAGTGCTTGTCTGCGTAGATGAAAAGCCTCTGCGTTTCTTCTTGTTACTGTCGCTGCCGGCCGCAACTTCGCTGCTTGTCGCAACGGTAGTCGGTGCCGGGTCCACCTTTTCAATAGTCGGAGTATTACCGCCACCGAATAATTTTGCAATGCCACCCATTTACACTACCTCCATAATCGAATACTCTGTGTTGCACATTAATTTCTTAGGCTTTCTATCGTCAAGCCCTAACTGCCTTAATGGAACATTCCTTGCAAAGGTTAATACTAGGCCGTCTGCAAGGTCCGGTGAACGTCCTAGCTTTTCTTTTATTTCTTCTTTAGGCGTTAACATTAAACGCCCATTCTTAGAATACTTATAGTGAATAACCGCCAGTTCTTCTCTTAACCCCGGTTCTTCCGGTAAAGCTCCCCCGGCCTCTATCCACTCTTTTAACTTAAAATACATCTCTGCTCTGATGTTCTCATATCGCTTGTTTTCAATAGCCGCCCCCTGGAACGGTATCTCTCTTAAAGCTCTATAGCCCATCTGCTTCAATCTGTCGACTACGCCAGCACCCATGTTGCCAACGTCTATAAAAGTCATATCTGCTTTATTTTCATCCATTGCCAAAGCAATATAATCTGCCGTCTGCATCGTGTTCAGCTTCTTATAAACCCTTGGCCTTGGATATACCATTAATCCCTTACGCTGCCAGATACACGTTCTATCGTCACCGAAACGCGCTATATCTGCGCCCTGGATAAGCGGCATATCATACGGAATATCCTTTTCCGTCAGCTCACGGCCAAAGGCTTTATCTAGCTCTTCCAAACTGAAAAGCTCATTAATAGCCGATACGCTAAAGTCACACAAATACTCTTGTCGGAACTCTACCTCCGGCATATCCTCTTTCAACTCTTCGATACTCTTTGCGTCTATAATTCCACTGTCATATACGTTAGAAAGATAAGCAAAGTATCTCTTGTTTGTCTTTGCCTTCTTGTACATCTCATAGAAATTATTCTGCCCCTTGGGTGTACCGATGAAATAGCAATAGCCTTTTCTGTCGCCGTTCTCTATCGCAGGTCGGATTATCTGCGTCCACATCTCCGGCTTCATGTCCGAATATTCGTCAAGTATTACGCCGTCCCAATATGTACCACGTAATGCGTCGGGGTTATTCGCACCAACGATATATATTCTCGCTCCCTGCGCTCCAGGTACTTTACTGGGGAATTCAACATACTTTTTAGTTTCATTCACCTTGATGCCCTCTATGACGCTTGTGTAATACTTCAATGGTCCCCATGCAATAATTTCCATCTGTGCACTGAACGGACCTACCAAAGCATACTGCGGGCTGATTAAGTCACTCTGCAAAGCATCCCTTATAAGGTGATTCACCATTCCGATGGTCTTACCAAAGCGGCGGTGTGCTACGATTACTGCAAAGCGGTGTCTGCTTAATTCCTTATGCAGCACCTTCGCCCATGCAGGTCGTGGAGTATATGGTATCTGTATTACGTTTTCCATATTTACCCCCCTTGAAAAAATCGTTTTGGTAATTTTTGGTATTTACCTCCCCCGGCGGCTGCGAATTTTTGGGGACCCACCCCCACTCAACGCCAGCGGAAAAGGCAACAATCAATTTCAGATTTTGCGAAAAGCCAGGGAAATCACCAACGCCAACGCCGCCAAACAAAAGCCAGAGCCAACCGCCAACCAAAAACAAAAACATGGTACGGCTGCCGATTCGCCTGGCCTACTCCTGCAGCCAACATTATCAGCCAGGCCGCCAACATCTGCAGCCGTATCAGCCAGGACCGCCGCTGGAAGGGCTAGCATCTGCAGCAGCACAGATAATTATTTTATGTCCGATAATAAGGATTATGTTAAAAGCTCTATCTATGTTTATGTTTTGGTAGCATCTTCCGAACAATCATTTACTATCACTGCATCATCTGCCGCCCCCCAATGATACACAGCCGGGCCCTTGTTAGCGTGCGTCTGCTTGTCAAACGCGCCTATACTATCAGCATATAGCTTTGACGCGGCTAGCTTATCCTTGTTGCTGGCCTTGTTGTCTGACATTATCTTGAGCCAATAGGCCTGCAGGTCCTGCACGGCCAGCACGGCTACAGCTGCGCCCTGCTGTTTGAGCAACGCCGCACATTCCTCCAGCGTCTGCGGCTGGGTGACTATTGCCGACGGCCTGCCTCTTGTTGGTGTATTTGTGTTACTTAATAAACTTTTAATCTTAAACATTTCCGTCACATTCTCGTTACAAACTATGTAACTGTATATACAATTAATATTATCAATAACGACAATCACTAAACAATACATTAACAATACATATTGAAAAGATAATCATTATTTACCAGAAAAAGACAATAAAAAAATGATTAACAGAATCCATCTGTCAATCATCAATTAAATTATATTTATTATCTTGCTATAAATTATATGCCTTAAAAAATGCTATTAAGTCAATGATACATTATTATATTTTTGTGAACGCCGTTAATCTATTATAAATGGTGCTGAATAAAAAAAGAACGGCTGCACGCTGAACATCTGCCAGCGTGCGGCCGTTGCTATCCTCTTATAATGTTGTTATTTACCCTCTGCGGGGCTGCCGTCGCTATCTGCTGGCGGCGTTGACGCCGGAACAGACACAGCGACGCGCCCGGCCTTGTCAACCAGGGCCAGGCTATATCCGCATAGTTCCGCCGCCGTCGCTAGCTCATCAGCTGACCAGCGGCCGCGGCTCAACTTATCATTAATGCTTTGTGCGTTGGCCACGCCTAGCGCAGCCGCCAGAGCCGACCGCTTAACCCGCGCACTATCCAGCGCATACTTTATAGCTTGGCTTGCTTGTTTGCTCATGTTTTACCCTCCAATCTTGTTTATCTACATTATATAGCCGCCGCGCCTAAAAAACAAGTCAAAAAAAATATAAAAATATCCGTTTTAGCTATTGACAATAATAGTCATACACGCTATAATCATAGACATAGAGAGCAAACAACTAGCCAACACGGCTACATTCAAGGAGGAATAAAAAATGACTTTTGAAAAGTATAACGCAAACCCCGAAAATAAAAACATTGGTGATTGCTCAATCCGCACAATCTGCACGGCTACCCCGCTTACTTATCAGCAGGCGAAAAAGCTGCTTGAAACAAAGGTATTTGAAAGCGGCGCTGCATGGAACACCGTGAAGAACATCACCGCCGCCCTGGCTGACCTGGGAATCAGCGTAGAGCGCGCCAGCCGTGAAACGGTTAACAGCTTTACAAAGCATTGCGATACCGGCGCTAGCTACGTTGTTTTTGTAGCAAAGCACGCCGTAGCCGTTGTTAACGGCGTTATCTATGATACATGGGACAGCAGCCGCCGTTTTGTTAAATTAGTTGCCAAAGTCAGCCGCGAGAAATTCGCGGAATTAAAAGCAAAATACAACCCGAACCCGAAAAAAGAGGAGGAAAAGAAAATGGACTGGAAAAAGATTTTTGCCGCTTGCGAAACCATCGAGGAATTAAAGAAGGCTTTTAAAAAAGCCTGCATGAGCTGCCACCCGGACAAAGGAGGCACGGCCGCAGAATTTAAAGCAATGAGCGCAGCGCACGACAAGCGCGCCGCCGAACTTGCCGAAAGCGAAAGCCGCCAGGAGTGGCAGCGCAACAAGAAAGCGGACGGCACTTATAAAACAGCCGCCGAAATCCTGGCCGAACAAGCGGAATTCGCCGAAATTCTGGCCGTGCTCATGGGCTTGAAAGGCCTTGAAATCGAGATATGCGGTAATTGGTTATGGATTGGCGGCGAAACGAAAGCCGCCAAGGACGTTTTGAAGGAAGCGGGCTGCAGATGGGCCAGCAAGAAAAAATTATGGTATTGGCACGCCGGGGAATGGGTGAAGAAGGTCCGCCGCACGTTGAGCATGGACCAAATCCGCGACCTGCACGGCAGCGAGTTTTTAAAGTACCGCCCGGAAACGCCCTTGTTACAATAAGCCGAAACGCCGCCAGCGCGGCGGCGTATATCGGGGACTGGCCGCCCCGGTACTGATGAGGCAGGCCAAAAAATGAACCTTGAAAATTTAAAAGGGAGGACATAAACAATGAATAAAGCCGAATTATTAGCGAAAGCTATAGAAACGAGCCTGGCAGCGGTAGAACCGCGCCGCGCGTTATGCTGGCGTTTATGCCGCGAACACGTGGCACGTATTACACCGGCGCAGACCGTGGCCGACCTGGCCAACCATTTCGCCGCCGAATTTTTCGCTGCAGAAGCGGTAAACGCAGAAGCGCAGGCCGTTTGTCGCTGCTATATCGCATATACCGACATTTTCAAAGCGGAAACACGCGAGAAAAGCACACGCCTTGACCCCATCCGCGACGCCATCCGCGCCGCTGGCTACTCTGTCACCTACGATATAACAACAATCAGTTATGACATTGACAAGCGCGAGCACGTTCATACGAGCTTCACGGTTGGCCCGTGGGACCGCCCCGGCGGTGATTGGAACAACCGCATTTTAAACGGTGACTACATGCGGGACGAACTGCAGCGCCTGGAAAAGCAGGCCAGCGGAAAAAGCCCGGCCGAAATCATCAGCGACGCAGAAGCGGCAGCCGCCGCCTGGCAGATGCTGAAAAAGCAGCAAGAGGCATACGAGCAGAATATTCTTGTTTTACGTAAAATGCTGGCGCCCATCACTTTTGACGATTGGAATGACTGGAAAGTTAACGCTTATTAAAGGAGGCTTTAAAATGAAGCGAAAGAAATTTTATCAGCTTGACGGCGTGTGTCGTAATAATCATAATCTTATTATTGACCTTGCGAATAATTGCAGCGTTGCAATTTACGGGGCGAAAGTGTTCTTTGTTTGCTGGTTCTTCACCGGCAACCCCGACCGCATGTATAAAGCGGAAGTATACGGAAACAGCGTAAGCAATTTTTATTTAGAACGCTGAACCAGCATTTTAAACTATTCAACCCACTACACCGGCAGGAATGACGCTGCCGGTGTAGAATATTAAAAGGCAGAAGCGATTTTTTAGGAGGAATCAACCATGAGAAATTATTTAACTGAGACAAAATGGGGCGCAAAGCAGGATGCCCGCCCCGCTTATATTTGGGGCCTGCGTAACCCTCAAAACGGCGCTTGCTACATCTGGACCGACCAACACGCCGCAGAAAATACAGCAACGCCGGTTATTGAGTGCGACCCCGCCACCGGAGAAGCGAAAGCAGACGCGCAGCCCGTGCGTGTTTGCAAAGTTGTAGCAAAATACGTCGACATTAACACCGAGCAATTTTTGGGCTGGACTTTTGGAGCCCAGGATATTTATCTTGAAGTAAAGACCGTACGCACCCGTATCAAAGAAGCGGTTGATAATTGCAAAGATATGGAAGGCGACAACCTGGACAAATTGTTGGCCGTAGCCTATTATATGGGACGCGAGGAAGCAACCCGCGAAGTAAGCGATAAATACAACGCCCACCTTGCAGCGCAGCACGAACGCGCAGAGGCTTGCCGTTATTATAAAATGGCGGCTGCAATCGTCGGCCCGGAAAAATTTTTGTACTGCCCAGATTATGCCGGCGAAATGAGCGCGACATTTGGCAATGACGCAACCGAACTGTAAAGTCGAATCACCAGCCCGGCGCAAGCCGGGCTATTGAGGACTGGGAGTTTTCCGCCGGTTCGATGTACTATGAGCGTGAAGCGGATAACACGCCGATGAGCGACAGGAAGAAGGCTAGTTTATGAAAGAGAAAAAAATGTGTAAATTAAAAATCGTGGGACTAGCGGAAAGAGAACGCCGCTTGTTTAAAATGTACCTTTATGAAATCGGGTACACGCTAGAAGATGTTGGGACTATTGCGGCCGTGCGTGAAACGGAAGTTAAAAAGCTCAAAAAGTTTGTTGAGCTTCTGAACGGCAACATCGAAATTTTAGACACTTGGGAAGTTGCCAACTATTTCTAAAAAACGAAAGCCCCAGGGTGTTTGCCCTGGGGCTTTTCTGTATCCTGCAAACATGAGCAGGCTATATATTTTTGAAGCCGAAATGTTTTACAGGTATAATCACTAGGGCTGCCATGATTGGAACGCGTGGCGGCCCTTTTCTGTGCGTGCGGCGCATACTTTAGGGAAGCGAAAAACAAAAAGGCCGAGGCGAAAGCCCCGGCTTTTTTGTTTGTGTTCACACACATAAAAATATAATTTTTTCAATCCGCGCCGGTGCTACGCCTTTACCACCGGACCAAGAGAAGCGATACTTAAAAGGCGTTCACTTTCTCTTGACGTCTTTATTATAACACTGCCGCCCTGGAATTGCAAGCGGTACGGCAGCCAAATTTTTGGAAGCAAAAAGCCCGGCAGCGCCGGGCTTTTCTTTTGGTGCGATTTTGTAAAGAAAATCAACAATATTTCAATCCGTGCCAGCTTTACGCCTTTAGAGCTGGACCGACAAGCGCAATACTTGAAAGGCGCTTACACTTATCGACAAGGCTATTATAGCATAACGCCCAACCAATAGCAAGCGTTTTCTTAATGTTTAGAAGCGGCAGCGCCGTGCGCCTGCCTTTAACCTTCTTTCTTCTGTTCTGCCCTGGCCTTTTGGAAGCTGTTGGCGTTTATGTCAATTCGCAGCAATCCTTCTTGAATCGCCAGCATGAGCAGGCCGTCAATGAATGAGCGGCGACGGAGCGCGTACACCTGCGGGCTAATTTCATCCATAACGGAGATTTTGCGGACCGTCCAATGGTATACATACCGGTGCTGAATCGCCTTATAAGACTTGTCACCAAACCGCTGCCGAAACAGAAGAAGCGAACGTTCCATAACATCCAGCCATTTTTCCGGCTGGTAAACCAAAAACGCCTGCCCAAGATAAATACACCGAACCGCAGCAAGCGGCGTTACTGCTTGAATCGCAAGGCGTGCCGTAGAATCGCCGCCGGTCCTCATATCAAATTCCAAGCGTTCCGCCCTCTGCTGCATTCTGGTAGAAACAACCGCTTTACCTATTGCATTTTTAGCAAAGAGCAAACTCTCTGCATAGTCTGCTGCTTCTGCGTAATCCATTTTCTTTACCAGTCCACATCATCGAGCGGGTCTTTCTGTTCCGCTTTGGTGGGATAAGGCGTAGTGGTTTGCGCAATCTTTACGCTTTCCAAATGTTCCAGCAGTAAATAGCTTGCTTTAGAGTTCTTGCCATTCCTATCCACGTATAAATCAGTTTGGAAGCGGCCGCCGACAATAACTTGCGTGCCTTTTGTGATGTAGTTGCTGATATATTTAATCAGTCCTGGGATAAAGCAGCGGCAGGAAATGTAGTCATAAATCTTTTTGCCGTCCTTATCAAGGTACGTTCTGGAACACTGAATTTCAAGGTTGCATACCTCTTTGCCGTTCTTCATAACTTGCACCGTAGGTTCAAATTTTACCCACCCGAGTATTAAACAATTATTCAACATTATAAATTTTCACCTCAACTTTCGGTATATCACTATATTTTTTAGATACTGTAAGTTTAACAATCTGTTTATCGTCCTTGTAGACAATACCAGATATAGAATCAAGAATAATCTTTGCGACGTTATCAACATCGGGTTTTTTTATCGGTAACTGTAAGCCGTTTAAAGCCTGCTCCTTGAATTTTTTTGACTTGCTGGCAGGAATACCAACGTCAGCTATTATCTCAACGCCCAGGGGCAATTCCGTAAGCGTCAGCCCTATATTTTGCATCGCTTCACTGGCTAACAGTTTGACGTAGGCTTTATAGTTGCGGCTTTTCTCCGGGTCGTATGCTTTTACAAATCCGCCATGAGTAGAAAAGCGAGGCCGTCCCTGCGCCGTCGGTTCGCCTGGAATCGTAAATGTTAATTTCATTTCGCTATATCCTCATCAGTGCAGCAGCGGCACAATCGGCCGTTGAAACTCGCAGTCATCGTAAAAGCCTGCTCTGCAGGACAATTAATTTTTCATTTATCATTTTCTCACCCCCGATTTTCAACTCCGACAATTTCAACACCTACAAGGTATTGCTGTAAAACCTCCGCATCATAGCAGCAGAACACTATTTTACCATTGCTGTTAAAGACGCGAATTTCTTCAACATTGCCGAACTCCTCATCTATGTCAATTTCTAAATCTCCTTTGACACAAATGTAAGCGTCGTCTATAAAATCCGGCACATCATTGGTAAAAGATTGCAGAATTTCATTACCAAAAATACTGCCATTTATATACATAACGTATTCTACGACTATTTGGTCTTCGCCGAACAAATACGTTCCGCGAATTGCATATCTAACTCTGTTACTTAAAGCTTCTATATCATAATATTTAATCATTTTTTACCTCCTTACTGTCTACGATTTTTCGGCCATTTTTTGACGGCTTCCGGGTGCTTTGCTTTCATTCTTTGCACAAACAATTTTTTTAAACTGCGCCACGCATATCTATCTCTTCTAAAAACAACATTTACGGCACGTCTAATCATTACTAAGCGTGGCAAGAATTCACTTCCGGGCGGTTTCAAATGTTTGTAGTCGTTGAGTTTATTGCCAATGGTTCTTTTCATAATTTTCACCTCACCTTTTTGTCCCCACGTACAGCTCGTACAAGAGATTTTTGCAACATGTTGCAGTTTTCGCTTTTAAAGCTCGTACTCCACGCCCATTTCTTTAGCCACGGCAGGCAATGCAGCTTTCGCTTCTTTCTCGGTGCGGTATACCCAGCCTTTGCCTAGTAAAGCTAAGTCAATCGGGCCATCCAACCAACATTGCCGCACCACCTCCCATTTTCCAGCAAAACATCCGAATGTGCAATAGTTTTCACCCTGCTTCGGCTCCCACGGGAGCTTGACGATTTCGTCTTTACCATTCAGCAAAGTAGCAAAGGCTACCTTAGCAGATACGTCTGATATTTCAATACCGCTGTTATGCGTCAATTTCAATCCGTCATCAGTGAATTGATAAGTCAATTCGTTATCACCTTTGACTTTAAATGCCTCGCCCAGCTCCACGCCGAGCATTTGGGCGATTTGCGGGATTAAATTTTTAGCCATTATTTTTACCTCCACTCAACAATGATAAACTTTTTCTAATCCCTTATCGGTAACAACCGTAATGCTAATAGGGAAACCCGACTGATCAACCGTAATCGGCTTAAATCTCATGCCTTTAATAGCCAAATTCGTTTTATGGTTTTGTTCACACTGTTTACATGCAAATTTTTCAGCATAGTCTGTGTGACAAAATTCACATGTATAAAGTTTTTTCTCTTTCATTTTTCCTTTGCAACCTCCACGCCCAACATATCGGCTTTATTCAATTTCTTCTACTTCGGTGTATTCGACTTCATCATCGCATGCAATGCTAACGATAGCATCATCTGTATCGCATACCCCAATTAATTTGTCATATCCACCATTGCCGACAAGACCTATAGGCCCAGAGCACTCTTCGTAAGCCTTTTCAATGGCTTCTTTTTTGTTTTTTGCTTCTAATTCTACCGAGATAAAAGCGGTTACTTTACCGGTAACAATATATTTTTTCATTTTTCTTCTCCTTCATTTTGCTTTGACAAAGAAGCCATTTTCTCAAAAAACTCAATGGCAGCCATGTACTGAGTGTAATATTTTTTATTAGGCTTTTTGCCTTCTTCGCCGTAGATGCTTTCTACACGTTTTTTAAACTCTTCTAACGTGCCACCTTTATAATTGTTCCAGCAGCCACAAACAATATTGTCATCTTCAACGCAGTAAGTTGTCGTGGCATTTCTACTACCTATACATGTAATTTGATAATATGTTTTATTAAGGTTTGCGCCTCTAAGGTATGCGTCTTCAAGGTTTGCGCCTCTAAGGTCTGCGCCTATAAGGTATGCGTCTTCAAGGTTTGCGCCTCTAAGGTCTGCGCCTCTAAGGTCTGCGCCTTCAAGGTTTGCGCCTCTAAGGTCTGCGCCTATAAGGTATGCGTCTTCAAGGTTTGCGCCTCTAAGGTCTGCGCCTCTAAGGTTTGCGCCTCTAAGGTCTGCGTCTTCAAGGTCTGCGCCTCTAAGGTCTGCGTATCTAAGGTCTGCGCCTCTAAGGTCTGCGCCTCTAAGGTCTGCGTATCTAAGGTCTGCGTCTTCAAGGTCTGCGCCTCTAAGGTCTGCTCTTTCCCCGCCCTCTTCGTCGCGCAGCCATTTGCCATGGCTTGCGATTATTTCCTTTAATTTTTCTTGCGTAATTTTCATTACTTCCGCTCCTTAATCTTTCTGCCGCACCAGCAGCAGTACGACTGCCCAAAATCTTCAAACGTGCCACCGCACTTTTTGCAGCGATACATCGGGAACGCCTCTTGATAGTATCCCATATACGTCGCCACTGTTTTATTGTCAAGCTTATGCTTTAAAGCTGTTAACGTAACCTTTTGTTTTTTCATTCCGGCGATAATAAGTTTTATAACCTTAGGCGTAAAGCAGCCAAGTTGAAGACTATACTTAGCCATTGAGATTTCTCTTTTGACATCTAAAATTTGTTCACGCAACAACTTTTCACGTTGCGACAGGCTATCCCACCATTGTTTACGTTCTGGTGTCATTTACTCTTCCTCCTTTTCAATCGCCGTGCGAATAGCCGCCATCGCCTTGCGCAGATAATCAACATCACCGCTAAGCAGCCATTCTTCCAGCTCCGCATTAACAGCCTTGATGAGCTTTTCTTGATGTTCCATGTTCTTCAACCTCCTTTAGTTCTTCTTTCTCTTCCTCGCTCCGCACTTCTGCGGCGTATTCTCACACCGCTTGCACGGGCGGTCGCACTCACAGCAGCAAATGTGAAGCAGAGTGCTTATCACGCAGTCCGGTGTAACAGCCCTGCAATAGTATTTAGGCTTTAGGCGTGCTTCTATTGCGCTGGTGGTTGCTTCCTGTTGCACAACGGCTTCCGGCGGTTTCGGTGCACCCGTCAGCCCCATCACCTTTGCTTTGCATCTCAACAAACCACAAGATTTTTCCTTGCCTTTTTTAAACTCTCATGTAGTCACTTTTTTTGTTTTGCCGCAATCGCAACGCACCAAGAAGTAAGCTGAACCCCTATCCTGGTAGCCTAAATACTTCTCAACCGTCAGCGTGCCAAATTTCACGCCAACCCATGCCGTCCAATTATTCACGCCAGCACCTCCAAAGTAAGCGTATCGCCACATTTCAGCAGCTTACTTTTACAAGGCTCATTATGCTTGCGACTGTACGTAAAGTCGTTCATGTAGCATTGCAGGATACGGAATTGATTGTCAATAGCGTTATCACTCAATCCAATCTGCCGGCCGTACTCAAATACGGCTTTGTTCTGCGGCATGTACGGCATAATAAGCCTGCGTTCCGTCAGCTTTGCCGCCGTCCATTTCAGCAGCATACTGTTCAGCCTATCAGCAAGCGGCTTGCTGTCGCTCAGTTTCTCCATGTTGCAGCGGTTTATATTCTCCTGCACATGAGCTTCTTCTGCCTGCTTCAAAGCAGCCTGCATCAGCGCCGGGCTGATTATATTCACGTTAAGGCCGTTCGCAGCGGTCAAGGTAAGCGCTATCTGCTCTGCCTTCTCCCACCGGTCAAGGCCTATATTTTGCTGATTAAAAATTCCTGCCCAAAGGTTGACTGTTTCTGACAAGATTCGTTTCGCTTCTTCCAGGCGGTCAAAGCCGGGCCGTATGTCCTGCGGCATCCGTTTTCCTGCCTGTTGCAGTTTAACAATCGTTTGGGCTATTCTCTGCGGTTGCAGCATCTTCTTCGCCTCCGTACAATTCGTTCACTAGGTCCATGCCTGTATATTCCTTGCCTTGCTTCTTGCTGTTGCCGCTGACGTAGTTTCTTGCTACGGTCTGCACATACGCAAAGTTTCTAGCGCCGTGCTCTACCGCCGCTAGTATTCCTTGCTCTACGGCAGTTTCACCAACCTCACCTAACAAGGCTTGCAGTTTCTCTCCGACGATTGGAGTAAGCGGCATCATGTTTTTCTCCCACAAGGCAAAAATTTCAGTATGCGTTTTTTTCTCGTCATTTCTTTTAGGATGATGATAATCATCCTTTTCTTTATCTCTATACTCTATGCTCTTATCTCTAATCTCTGTCGGACATTTTGTCCCTTTTTCTGGGGACATTTTGTCCCCGCTTTTCGGGACATTTTGTCCTTTTTTATTTTGCCGTTGTGTCTTTTTCTTCGTCGCTGATTCTGACGCACTGCCACTACCGGTCATGTTAGCAACCTCCGGCAAGTAGCTTTCGCCTTTATCGTTCTTCTCAATAAGGCCAATTTGTTCAAATAAAGCAAGCGCACTTTCGACGATTTCAATATCAAATTGCGTCTGTTTAGCGATTGATTCAGCAGTATGCTGAATAGTCATTTTGCCGACCTGCCGTACAAGTACGCCGTCAGTTTTCAGCGATTTCAAGCACAGTTTAAGGTACAAGAGTACGTATTTTTCGCCGTTTTCCTGGTCCTCTAGCCACTCAACAACATCACTTTCAAAGAAGTTTTCGTTGAGCTTTAACCAATAATACCTGCCAGCCATGTTTTACTCCTCAAAGTATGTCGGTACTTCGTACACCATTTTATTGTTCTTCCGGTATACTTTGATTCTTCCGTCCTTCTTGCAGAACTTCAAAAATCTATACCAGCGTTTCGGATTGCTTTTTCTATGCGAATACATAGAAATAAAATGAAGTCCCACAGCTCCCTTGATAAGCTCAAAGAATAAGTCGAAAGCATCCGGCTTTGCTTCTTCTAAATCGTCCGCAAATTTGTTGCTGTAGCCAAAGTGTCCTTCGCCTACAAGAACTATTGCTTTGCTTTTTTCGCACGGTGTCGCTTTTACATTCAACATTTTGTCCCACCCCTTTCAAATTTTTAGGGGACATTTTGTCCCTTTTTCTGGGGACATTTTGTCCCCGCTTTTCGGGACATTTTGTCC